ACGGCATCCCGCACAAAGGTGGAACCCATCACGGCATCCAGCCTGCAGGCCACCAGCACGATCAGCAGTGTTTCGCCCTTGCGGCACAGGCCCTTCCAGCCTGCGCGGCTTTCCAGCGTGCCGCTTTTGGTCTTGGGGCTTGCATGGAACACTCCTGCCACGATCAGGCCGGTGATGTAATCGATGGCCATAAAGATGATGAGCGTCTGCAGCGCTGCGTCCCACCCGCCAAACAGGCTGGCAAACGCAGCGCCCAGCGCACCCACGGCCATGCAGAAATAATCTTTCACGTTCTCACACCTCCATCACGGGGATGCCGTAGTCCTCGGCGCACTGGTGCTCAATGCGGCAGCCGCGCGCATTCTGCCAGCCCGGAGCAAAGATTGCCACATCGGCCTTTGCAAGAAACTCAATGCTCCTGGCCAGATAGTCCAGCGGCTTTGCGGCGGGGCCGAAATCATCAAAGAAGGTCTCCAGTACATCGACCTTGCCAAACTTCTGCCGGGCAATCTCGATCACTCTGCGGCGCTCTGCATTGATTTCATCGGAAGAGCGACCACCCATCGGCTGGCTGATAAAGATGACCTTGTTCATTTTTCTGCCCCTTTCACCGCGCCCAGACCGGCACGCTTGATAATAGCAGCGTAGTCCTTGTATGCGTGGCTCATGTCAACATTGGTGCTCACCCCCGGCATCCTTGCCGTGCTGGTGTACTGCCACATGCCAAAGGGCCAGCCGGGAGCAGGCTTCTTCGTGCGGTATGCTGCCAGCCACACGTCGTATGGTTTCAGCGCCGCGCCGCCCATGTACAGGAAGGTGTTGCCGAACCACAGGCCGGTGTACAGCAGAGCGTACACGCCCCAGCTTTCCACCGTGCTCAGCATGTAAGCTATCAGGTCGGTCAGCGCAGCCTTGCCCAGCGGCTTCTGCACCTCGTCCTCGATGTCCACCGCCACCGGAAGCTCAAAGCTCCGGCCGGTGAGCAGTTTCTTGAAGTAGGCCAGCTCCTTGTCGGCCTGCTCCCGGTTGACCGCTTTAAAGTAGCCATACACGCCGCAGGGGATGCCCAGCCGCTTGCATTCTGCGTAGTTGCGGGCAAACTGCGGATCAGTGTAGGGCGCACTGGGCTTGCCCTTTGCACTGTTGCCCATGGCACGAATCATCACGCCGTCTACCTTGCCGCTTTCCTTGACCTTTGCCCAGTCGATGACGCCCTGATGGCGGCTCACGTCCATGATGGTCTTTTCCATCGCTTACTCCTTTACTTCTCCAGCTCTGCCTTGATGGCTTCCAGATCGTCCGTGGTCAGGGACGGGTAGTCGGCGGCGATGTCTTCAAAGACTTCACCGGCGGCAATGCGGATTTTGAAAGCGCGGGTCATAATGCGAAGTTTGAGTGCGTTCAGGGTTTTCATAAAAATCAGCCTCCAATAAAATCAGCCATCATCAAAATAATATCGTCGTTTGCGGTTTCCAGCGCGTCCACGCGCTCCGGCAGCTTCTCCAGGGCTTCGGCCTTCTTGCGCGCTTTTTCCTGCGCGGCCAGCTCTTCGGCGGTGTAGCGGATGTACTTCTGGATGGGCACCTGCTCCACCCATTCTTCCTGTGCCTGTACGCCGGGACGGTCAATGATTTTCTGTACATCCCTGCCGCCGTTCGGATACTCGGTCACGGTCTCCCAGTGCCACTGCTCTTCCACGCCCTCTACGGCGGGGTGGGTGACTTCTTCGGTGCTGGTGGTCAGGTAGCCAAGGGTCAGGTCGGGGTTTTCCACGACCGCGCCGGTCTCGTCAAGGATCTTCATTGTGTCACCTCCATGGGGGTCACATATTTGCCGATTCGCGAGTAAGATACTTTTCCGTCAGGACTTTCAGCCGACAGCATCCACTGTCCGCCGGTCTTGCCGGAGTCACTGCGGTCTACTTTTACGCACCCATTTTCGTCCAGCTGCATCGGGGGCACAAAGCTACCGTCGCTGCGCCGCAGGTGGAGTCTGATTTTGCAGGTTTTCCACTCTTCCGGGATGGCAAAGTGCAGACTGGTCGGGTGCCCCTCACTGCCAAACTGCAATGTTGCCACAGTGTCAAATGTCACAGGGATCATCGTTCAAAGCCTCCTTTCTCAGGCCACGCGCCGCCAGATGTGCACATAGTAGGCGGCGGGCTGAACGGTGGTGCTGCGTCCGTAAATAGCATTCGAGCGGGAAGCATTAAAAGAAATATCATATGCCGACCCTTCATATCCAGCAAATCCACAATAAGGAGAGCTAGCCTCTATAACTGCCAAAGCACCTATTGACGATATGGCGTTTTTATTACCGCGAAATGGTGATGTAATACCGTCATTTGAGGTTTCGATTAAACTGCCCATGATGTTCGGCAGACCGGCCTCAACAGTAGTGCCTGCCGCGTGGCCGCTGCCAGCACCCATCAGCACGCGGTTAAACGCAATCTCCTGCCATGTACCGCCGAACAGTGCGGCGGGACTGGTTCTACTGACTGTTTGAAAAATACTGCCCACGGGGTAAGGGTCCGGGGCAGTGCCGCCTGCCAGATGCAGTGTGCCGTCCGCATCTGCCGTGAAGTCGCCACTCAGCTTGACACCGCCCAGTGTGGTTGCGGTGGCGGCGGGGAGGGTGTAGCGCACGGTGTCGCCGCTGCCAAAGGTCAGCACCAGTTCTCCGTTTTGCGGCTCTGCGCTCTTCAGGTAGTCACTGCTCCCCTTTTCCACCGCACCCACATCCTCCGCAGCCAACGGGGTATTCTTTCCGGTGCCGCCATGTGCTGCGGGCAGGATGCCGGTCATGTTTTCCAGTGTCGTGGTGTCCTTGGTCTGCATGGTCTTCGTGCTTTCGTCGCCGAAGGTCAGCGTCAGGGTGCGGTCTGTCAGCGAAATGCTCTTCACGTAGCCCGCGCTGTTCGCTCCCACCGCACCAAGATCCTCCGCCATCAGGGTCACAACGCCACCCTTGCCGTTCACGCTGCGCACTGCGCCGTCTGAGGGTGCGGTCAGCTCTGCCCGGGCAGCCGCCCTTTCTGCGCGGCTCGCGCTGCCTTCCGCCGCACTCTGCGCCGCTCCGGCCTCGGACGCCGCTGTTGCAGCCTCTATCCTTGCCGTTTCCGCCTTGTTCGCATCCTGCTTTGCCGCCGCTGCCGCATTTCGGGCTTCCTTCGCACCGCTCTGTGCAGCATTTGAATAGCCCACCACCTGCGCCACAAAGGCCTCGTACTGCGTCGGGCTGATCTCCGCGTCGCCGTCGGTGGCCAGTGTCTCGTAGCAGTCGTATTTTGCCGGCCGCGTCAGTGCCCGGAATCCGTCCTCTCCCAGCGCCAGCAGCATCCATTGCCCGCAGGGCGAAGCTGTAAACTCCTTGCCCACCGCACAGCTGTTGTTTTCGTCCAGCAAAATCGGTGATGGCATCGTGCCGTCCTGCCGCTGGATGTGCAGCGTCACACTCTTGCCCTGCCAGCTCTCCGGCAGTTGAAACTCCAGCCGCTCCACGTTCGCGCTGCTCTGTCCTCCCAGATGTAGCACCCGCATTTCCGGGGTAAACTCCACCCCGCCGAAATGCTTTTCGATGATCTTGATCTGCATGGTTTCCTCCTTTCGCTTTTCTCCAGTTTACCGCAGCCGTGAGTCCAAAAATACTGCGGACTTTTTGCAAAGTCCTCCGTTTCAGCGGTCTCGCGCAGCGAGTACGGGTTGCAGCCTTGAATGAATACGCCGCCACGAAGGCGCACCCCGAAAAGTATCCCCGTTATGCATCCTTCCATGACGCCATGAATGAGGTGCTCACCGATGCTTGAGGGTGCTTTCCAATTCCGCACCGGTACGCATTCTGATTTGTTTGATTAACAGCACAACACCCCGGTGTGAGATCCATCACGCCGGGGTGTTGTGCTGTGTTTTTTATTTCAGCGCTGCATATGGGTCGGCCGTCACATCCTCCTTTTCCGCCGCCTTTTCTGCATTGCGCGTCCATGTATCAAAGGTCTTTTCTGTATAAAGTGCATTTCCTTCTGCATCAGTCAGACCCAGCAGCATCTCTTCCATCTGCTGTTTATCCGTATCGCTGCCCGCTAGATACTCCGGTTTGCACACCTCCGTGATTTTGCTTTTCAGGTTTTTTGCGTCCTTGCCCGCAGTCATCAGACGGTTTAGTTCCTGCTGCACATCCTGCGCCCTACCGCTGTCCAGCGCCTCCACAAGATCGTCCGTCACGCTGCCACCATCGCCTTTCAGCTGTTCATCGGCCATCGCGTTTACCGCACCCGTCACACAGTCGATCACTGCTTCTCTCTTTGGCGCGTCCTCCTTCACGTTCCTGCGGATACCCATCACCTCATAGATCTGCTCAATGGTCTGGGTCTCCAGCTGATATCTCTGCACTTCATCGCCGTTTACCTGCGCTTCAGCCGCCTTCTGGATGTTCGGGTCGTACTTCTTCAGCCGCGTTTTCAGTTGTTTATAGATTTCGCCGTCTTTTCCCATTTCGGCCAGCTTCTCCGTTGCTGCCCGGGCTTCATCCACGTCTTTGTTCCGGTAGGCATTGTACAGCCGGTCATACTGGCCGGTGGCGCTTTGCGGCACCGAGTTAAAGCTGAACTTTCCGCCGTGAGTAATATTTTCGATATCGTTCACATACCCCTGCACCGCTTCCACGATCTTCCGGCCATTGCCATAAGGCACACCCGCCACCTCAAAGCTGTCTTCCAGCAGATTCATGAACCGCTTTATCAACTTCTCGTGGTGCTGCTGCAGCTTTTCTTCGTCCATATCGCTGGTGTCTTTCCGGAATTCCGCAAAAAATTTTTGAGCATCTCCGGCCAGATCATTCACCACACTGATGCTTGCTGCACTCAGCACATCGTAGTCCTTGCCGTTCATTGCATTGTCGATCAGGCTGTAGATCTCGCTGCCATACAAAAAGTTTCCCGCAAAACTTTCCGTGAAAAGGCTTCTGAATCGATTCCACATGCTCTTTACGGTCACATCGCCGTTCTCGTCCTGCTCACGATCCCACCGATGTAAAAGGAAATCCGCGCCGATCTTCATCACCGCAAACACCGCCGTCTGCGCTACCTGACTCACCGCAGCCCGACGCAGCTGTTTTCCGGCTCTCTGCTTTTCCGCTTTATTCTCCGCGCTCTGGTTCTGCTGATACCGTTCTACCTGTGCCTTGTAGTCGCCCACGGCATCCGCCAGAATGCCGTAATTCTGGAAGCGCTGGGTGGTGAACATGGTCAGCTGTTTCAGCAGTTCGTTGGGGTTGCGCTGGATTCCCGCCCGCTGCATCACAGTGTAGTTGGGTTGGGTCTGCTCGATCACCTTCTGATAGGTGCGGTTCACCGCTTCCCAGTAGGCCGGGCTTCCGATCACCTCCGCGCCCTCAAATTCCGCCGTGTGGTTCTGCACATACCGCTTGCTGCCTTCCCACAGTGCCGCCACGGTCACTTCGTCCATGCCGTTGATCCAGCCGGTCAGCCAGTTCGGCAGCTTGTCCATGCCCTTTTCGGCAAGCGTTTTCTGCTTGCCGATGCTGGCGAGTTCTCCGTTCTGGCTGCCGCGCTTGCGCCAGTCCAGCAGCACGTCTCCATGCTCTTTGATCTCCGCTTCCAGCGCCGCCCGCTGTTTCGGCGAGGCATTCTTCACAAAGGGCACCACCGCCGCCATAGTGTCGCCGCCCAGCACCGCCGCTGCTGTCGGCAGGCTGGCCGCCTGTGCAATGGCAACGCCCGGGTTCAGGGTCAGCACCGCACCGGCATAGTTGTCTCTCAGGTTTCCCAGAACTTTGTTGAAGGTGCTGGGGCGTTTGCGCTGGGTGGTCTGCAGGTCAGTCAGCAGATCATCGATGTAGCTAACTGCATCCTTGCCCCACTGCTGCTTGATCAGGCCGTTCTTCAGGTTGGTCAGTCCATCCTCGGTCTCCACGCCGCTGTTCAGGATCTTCTGTACGTCCCGGATGGGCGCGGCCAGACCCGCATAGGCCGCCGTGTCCCGCAGACTGCGCTGCACTACGTTTGAGCACTCTTCCAGCAGAATAGGCTGGCTGCTCTTCACGCGGTTTTTCAAAAAGCCTCTGCCCTCAATGGTTGCGTCCAGATTCAGTCCCTCGATCTGGGTCGCCAGTGCGCTTTTGTCCACCGCAATGGGGTAATAGTTCTTTTCCGTTGCCCGCTGATAGCCCACCAGCTGCAGGCTCGTTTCGTTGATGAGCTTTGCGGTGTAGTTGCCGAAGAATTCCTTCATGATCCGGCACCATGCCCGGTCGTAGTCGGTCATTGCTGCTTCCACTGTCTGCAAAATGCTATCTGCCGTCGGCGTCCCGCCTGCATTCTTCAGCATTCCCAGATGCACGGCCTGTCCTTTCTGGTATGCCTGCTCAATGTCTCCCTTGCTGTAGTATTTTGCGTTGGGGATCACAAATCCGCCGGTCATCAGGTGCTCGATGCTGTCCTTGTTGTGCAGATGCATGTACAGGCTGCACAGCTGCGCATGAGTCAGCGGTACTTCGTTGTTCTTCGTGTCCCTCAGTCCAATATCCACCGTATCCGCGCCCGACCCGGAAAACTTTTCCATTTCTTTTACGTGTTCTTTCCCGGTCACCTCGGCAAACATTTTTTCGCCCTCAATGGTGATCTTGGTCTGCTGGTACTGGCCATCGTTCAGCATCTTCGCCATTTTCTCCATTTGGCCGTCCTTCGCGTAGCCGCCCAGCATCCGGAACACCCGCTCGCCGCCCAGCATGTCCAGCTGATACTTGGTCATAAAATTGTGCACGCCGTCCAGCACACCGCCGGGGTGGTTACCCTTGCTCTGCCGCACTTCCTCCGCTGCAGCTCCTGCGATCTTGTCCACTTCTTCCGCCTTGGCAAGGCTCACCGTCTTGTTTGCGTTTCGGATCACGTGCAGCGTCGAACTTGTGATTGCCTTCAGCATCCGCATCTGATCCACCGTCATGGGCAGATAGGTGCGGTTTTCCGTCTCCCGGATGCGCTTCTGGATGCGTTCTTGCAGCGCCCGCGCCTTTTCGCTGTCCGGCAGTTCCTTGGCCTCGGCCAGTTGCTGTTCCAGATGCGCCAGCCTCTCGCGCTTTGCCGCTGTCAGGTCGTCACGCAGCGTCTGGATCAACTCCGGCACCTTGGTCTGCTTCCACTCTTCCGTCATGGCAGTAGGGCTTCCCTCTTTGCCCATCTGTGCAGTGATGCTGTCCTGCAGCGCCGTCAGGCGGTTCACCGCCCTGTCGTTCAGGATCACCGCATCTGCCATCTTTGCCACATCCGCCGCGGCGCTGATCAGGCTCTGCGGCACATGCTTGTCTTTGCTTGGCCGCAGCAGCATCTGGTTCAGCTGCGCCGCATTCTGCCGGATGCCGCGTTTCAGCTCGTCCATCTTCCGTGCATCCCGCGCCCGCTGCACCCGTTTTTCTGCCACAGCCTTTGCGGCGGCGATATCCTCGTCCCGCTGCTGGCGTGCCGTCTCAATGGCAATTGCATTCCTCTGTGCCTGTTTCTGTTCAAAGGCTGCCCGCTTGCGTTCGTTGTCTGCCTCCCATTCCATGATCTCATTCTCCTGCACGATCAGGCTGTATTCTGCCTTATCCGCACGCCGCTGCTCCTGCTTCAGCTGCCACGCCAGCTCGTTTTTCTCGCTGCGCAGTTTCTGCATTTCCAGCTTTGCCTCGTCCAGCATCTCCTGCCGCTCGGCTTTCATGCGTTTTACTTCCTGCTTCATCTCCCGCTCATAGCTTTCCCGCAGGAATGTCAACTTCTCGTTCAGGTCGCCCATGTTTGTAATGTCCGCGCCCAGTGTTTCAAGGTTCTCATCCAGCAGCTTTTCTGCTTTCGCGTTCTGCCGCTGCAATTCCGTCATCTGCTGCAACTCAGTGCTCCGGTTTGCGGCGCGCCGGTTCTCCGCCAGCCTGCGTCCAAACTCCCGCTGCTGTACTTTCTGCACGCCCTTCAGACCCTTTTCCACCTCGGCAGCCCGCTCCTCGCTGCCTGCGGCCGCTTTCGCCATCTGCAGGCTGTGCTGCTGGATCCCCTCGAAAATGGCCTGCGCATCGGTCATCTCCGGCGTGTTCAGGATGTCTCCGATCATCCGGCCTGCCAGCTCCACCTTCACGTCCTCATATTCCGCATCGTCCGCAAACCGGCTCATTGTCACAGGCTTGATGGCATCGTGCAGGTTCATCAGTACACTCAGCCACTCCGTGCTTTCCATGCTCCCGGCACCATCCACGCCCGCCTGCTGTGCGGCGGCTTTCCACAGCGCCTTTGCACCGTCACTGATACCACCCACCGCCCGGTAATCGTTGATCACGCTTTCATACTGTTCCGCCGGGTTTCCATCCTGCACGCCGTCCGCCTGCCGCAGGCACACGCCGTGCTTTCTCGCCTCGGCTACAGCTTCACTCCAGCTGCCGTAGGCCTTCACCAGCTCTGCCTTTGCCTGCCCCGTCTTGTTCACGGTGTATTCCAGCTTGTGCAGTTCCGGGTATTCGTCCCACAGTTCGCTATTGCGGTAGGTCGCCCCGTCCAGCACCTCGCCCGCCAGCGTCTCGGCCAGCGCTTCCGCCTTGTTCATGTCCGCACCGTCGGCTTTCAGGTACTCCACCAGTACCTCAGTCTCCCGCGCAAGTTTCGCCCTGTCCACCTTGCTGCCGTTTGCCTTTGCCCAGCGGCTTGCCAGCCCTTCAATGGCCGTCCGGCTCACCTTCACGCCCCGTGTCAGCCCAAAGAACTGGCTCAGGGTGTCCAGCGCTGCAGCCTTGTCCGCAATGGTGCGGCTGGCCGTCTGCTGATCATTCCGTTTTGCATCCCGGTCGGCCTGCTCTGCCAGCTGATAGCGGAACTTTGCAAGGTCGCTTTCTTGTACCAGTTCACCGGTCTGGTAATATTCCCGGATCTCCCGCACTACGCGGTCAGCATCCACACGTCCGCTGTATTCCTTGCCGGCTGCCACCCGACCGTCTGCTGTGGAGATGTCCAGTGTGAACTGCCGTTTCTCGCCGCCCAGCTCCTGCACCATTCGCCAGATCTGTTCCAGCTGCTGCGTGGTGGGTGCTGTGTCTGCCGAGAGATCCACTCCCGGTGCTTCAGCCATCACGCGCACATTGCCGTCCAGCAGAAATTCGTTCAGCGCTTCCGTTCCATTTTTCACCTCTGCCGAACCGAACACGCTCATGATCTCCCGGTGATCGGTATCTCGGGTTCGGTCATTCTGGGCAAAGTCCAGCATCTGGCCGTCCGGCAGAATGTACCCGGCTCGTCTGAAGTCCTCTGTCGTGCCAAACCGTTCTTTTGCCAGTACGCGGCGGTATTCTGCCTTTCCGCCGTGGGCTTCGGCCTTGGCATCATATACCGCCTGTTCTGCTTTGCCTTTTTCTGCGTTCTGCTGCTGCATCCGGGCACCGGCCTCTTTGATCCGGCCGTTCAGCACAGCGCTCTGGTCTTCCAGCTGCGCCATACGGGCATTGTAGTCTTTGCGCTTTGCAAGATAATTCTGGTATTCTTCGCTGTCCCGGTAGGCTTTTGCTTCTGCAGAAAAACTCCCCAGTGCCTTCTTCTTCGCCTCGATCTCTTTCACGGCGTTGCTTCCCAGCCAGGCACTGCGTTCTTCCTTCAGCTCCCGCCGCTGCTCGTCCAGCCGCTGCTGTTCGTCGCGCAGCTTCGTCAGCTCGTCTGCCTCGCTCAACTGATACCGTATGTTTTTCTTCAGCGTCCCGTCATTTTCCTTGTTTTCAGCGGCTTCCTGTGCTATACTTTCTTTAGAGCCATCCGGCAATCTACTCCTTGAATCTTCGGATTCTACGTGGGTACCACCGGATGGTTCTATTTTTGTTTTCGCGATATTTACCAGCTCTGTAAACTTCACTCCGCTGAGCTTGACATCCTGATTGCCATATGTTATCCTACCTATGGAACCACTGAGCTGTAGTTCGCTAGGTATTTTGAAGCCTAGTGTCCGGAACAGCTCGGTGGTTCTTTCTTTCTTTTCATCAACATACAGCACGTCGCTCTTGCGCACAAACTCCACCGGATTCACATCCTTGGTGTACGCACTGGTCACCTTCTGCATATCGCTGATAACGATGTGATTCTCTACCGGTCTCAGATCCAGCACACACAGCACCGGTCTGCCGTCCTGCGCTTTCACATCGCCGAACATCACGAGCCGTGTGTTCTGTTTCGTTCTGCCCTTGTTCTGGCTGGTCAGGATCATCACTGGGTCATCCAGAATTTCCGGGATGCGTTTGATTTCTTCCAGTGTCATCTCCGGATGCTCTTTCAAAATTGTGTTGATCTTGTCCGCTTTCATGTAGATATCATTTTCCCGCGCACCCAGACTTTGCAGAGCATCACCGGTTCGTCCAAGAATAAAGGTTCTGTTACTGTTTCTTCCATCTTTATCCCACTGGTCAACATCATCAGCATATTCCGGGTTGATCTCATACCGTTTTTCCTTTGCCGCGCCCTTGTTTTCAAGGGCTGCGGCGTTTTCTTTTGCCGCCCGCAGGTTGTCCATGGCCTTTTCTGCGTGAGCGAAATACTCGTCCTGCAGCACCCGCTTTTCCGCTTCGGCCAGCCGCTGCGCCTTCAGGGCTGCTTTGTTCTCCGGGTCTTTTGCCAGCACTTCTTTTGCACGGCTGATGATGTCCGTCAGCATTTCCTTTACTTTGGTCATCACCTTGCGGATGGTTCCGGCTTTGCCTGCGTTCTTTTCAGCCTGCCCGCGCTGGAACTCCACCCAGCGCTTAAAGCTTGCTTCGTCGCTGAAGATGCCGCGCCATGCGTCCGCCACAAGCTCTTCCGCAGCTTCCTCGTAGCTCAGTCCCTGCTGTGCATAGTCCGTAAGCTTTCCCCGGATCATCTCATCAATGCCTTCAAAGCCCTCGCTCTTCGCCAGATATTCCAGCGCATGCTGCTGCAGTGCCTGTGCGCCTTCCGCATCCAGCGAGTTGTACCAGTGGTAGTCCTCGTGCAGGATCGTGCCGAACGCGTCCTCTGCCCGGTCGCTGAAGAAAATGCGTCCCGTCTCGGTGTCCACATAGGCTTTCACGCGGTCATTGCCCTGCAGCACAGCTTTCATCACGGCGTCCGTGCTGGTCGCTTTCGCGTTCAGCTCGATCAGCTGGGTGCCCACTTCATTTGCCGTGCGCATCGTGCCTTTATAGAGCACCCGTCCGCTGCCGCTGATGCTTTCTTTGGTCAGACTGCCGCCAAGGCTGCCCAGCTGCGCCTTTCCGGCTTCCAGTTCGCCGTGTCCCTGCAGCCATGCCAGATTCAGTGCCTGCCTGCCGCCGTCCTGTGCCAACACATAGTCCGTGTTCACAGCAAGGCCGCGCATGCCCTGCGCCAGCTCCATGGCCTTGTCAAAGGTGGTCACATCTTCCATCTGCCCCAGCCGGTACAGGCTGCTGGCTGCAGCTGCATACCGTTCGGCATCTCCGATCTCTGCCGGCATGTTCCTGCTGATGGTCTCGCTTGCGCCGTCCGATATTTTCCAGCGGGTCAGCTCCTGCTGCACCTCCCGCTGTTTCGCGTTCAGGCTCTGCTGCGTCAGGCCATAGGTCTCCCGCATCCCGCCGGGCTGTTCCGCTTTCCGGCTTTCCACACTTTCCCCGGTGTTCTCCGCGACAGTTTGCTCCACCGCCGGGCTTTCAGTCTGTACCTGCTGTACTGTCCCATCACCGGCATCGGTCTGCGCTTTGTTCAAAGCCTCTCTTTCGGTGAATGCCGTCTGCGTGTCCTCTTTCGCTACCGGCTCCTGTTCTGCAATAGCCGCATCTTCACTCGCCGTCGTCATGCTTTGTGTGGGCTGCTGCTGTGCTGCCATTTCCCGCAGTACCTGCCCGGTCTTTGCGACCGTCTCCGGAAGCTGGACTCCGTATTCCTCTGCAAACGCTGCGCGCTTTGCTTCATTTTCTGCGTTTGGGGTAAACAGGTTGATGGTCTTGCCGGTCAGGCTTCCGTCTGCCATGGCCGAGGCCAGCTGCTGCACCGCCGGGCTCTCTCTGCGCACAATGGGGGTTGTGTTCTGCACACCGACCGCGTTATCCGCCCCGGCTTTTTCGTTATCGGAAAGGCTGGTTTTGTTATCGAAAAGGCCGGTTTTGTTATTGCCTGCCACTTCCCGTTCCGTCCCCATGGCTTCCTCCTTGAGGGAGCTGCCGCCCGCAGGCGGCTGAAGGAGTTCGCTTCCCGGTTCCTGTGCCCGCAGCTCATCCCGCGCAGCCTTCTGCACGGCATCTTCGGCGGCAGCCGTGTGCCCGCCCGCCGCCGCATTCAGCGCCGCGCTCATCTTTCCAAGCCCTGTGCCCACAGCACCGCCCAAAGCACCCGACGCGCCTCCGGCCAGGCCGCTTTCCACTGCATTCAGGAAGGTCTCCGCCGTAAACATGCTCTCCGCTGCTTCACTGTCGCCCAGTGCAGCGTCAATGGCTTTGTCCGCGTAGGTCTCCACAAAAGCCTGCATGGCGTTGTCCACACCGCCCGAGATCGTATTCGCAATCGCCGGGTACTGCTGCGCAAGCCGGCCATCCGCTGCCACGCTGCGCACCACGTCGGCCAGCTTTCCCGCCAGTGTGTCCTTGGCATAGTCGCTGCCCATGGTTCTGGCAAGGTCAGCCGCGCCCACGCTGTTGATTGCCCAGCCTGCGCCAAACTTTGCAAGGCCTCCGGCCAGCGTCTTGCCCGCGCTCTCGCCTTTCTCAATGCTCTGCCCCATGGCTTCCGCGCCGCCCTGGGCGCTCAGCACCGGCAGCACCAGCGCTGGGTTGATGCCCGCTACTGCAAGGTTTTCGCCTGCGCTGCTTACAATGCCCAGCGCCTGCTTCTCAATGGGGCTAAGTCCCGCCTGCGCCGCGGCGGTCAGATCCTGTCCGCGCTTGTACAGCTGATAACCAAGGCTCTTCTCCGGGTCAACGCTATCTTTTACTTCCGTACCTGCAATACGCGCACGCATATTGTCGATCTCCTGCCGGGTGTATCCCTTTGCCATCAGCTCTGCATCCGTGTATGCATTTGAGTCGCTCCCGCTCTGGCTGCTGCCCGCCAGCGGCATGGAGTGATCCTGCTCGGCATACCGGGTCTTCCCGCCGGTCATCAGGTTCAGCAGTGTCTTTTGCCGGTCATCGTCCTGCACGCTTTGTTGCAATTGCTTCCAGTTCCCGCTGGTCGCCGCCGCGTTCTTTACGCTCTGTACGCCGGTCTCTCCCGCCAGAAATACCGATGACGCCACCGTGTCGCCGATGCCTCTAATGGTATTTGCCGTTCGGCGTGCCGCACGCTGCCAGCCAGGCAGAGCATCGAAATCTTCGATGTACTGCCGCGCCTCGCTGATCTCCTTGCGGCTGTAGCCCTTTTCAAGCAGCTCCGCGTCAGTGTAGCCCCGTCCGCCAGCGCTCTTCTCCGGCACGGCTGTGCTGGCTGCCGCGCCGCTCACGCTCCGGGGCTGCATGGCGTTGTTTCGCTCTGCATAGCTCTGCCCGCCCATGCCGGCGCGCATCAGGCTCACCAGCTTCCGGTGGCGCGGGTCTGCGTCCATCCACTGGTTCAGCCGGTCAAAATCACTGAAGTCGTCCGTCGCTTTCAGGTCTTCCGTGTACTGCTTCACCTTCTGCGCAGTCTGTGCATACCGCCCTTCTTCTCCCCGGGCAATGCCTGCAATGCGCTGCTGCTCTGTCGGCTTCACCGTTCCCGTCACCCGCGCCGCCGGGGCAGAGGCCTTTTCCGCCGTCCGGTTTTCCGGCTGCGCCTTTGTCAGCCACTCCGGCTGCGCCGTGCCGCCCCGCATCGGGGTCGTCTGCGCTGCGCTCTGCCCGGTCACGATGCCGTTTTTTCCCGGGTACGCCTGCGCGCTCTGCTTCGTCTGCGGCACCGCCAGCTGCAATTTCGGGTTTGTGCTTCCGGTGCTGCCCATCATCTGTGCCAGCACCTGCCCGCTCAGGTTTCCTGTACCCGACAGCCGCGTGCCTGCCCCCGCGCTACGGTTTTCCCACGCTTCCGTGGTCTTTTTGGTTTCGGTGCCTCTGCGCAAGGCTGCAATGTCATCTGCCGTCCAGCCCCGCGCATTGGAAACCGTCTGTGCGGCAGAACGGGGTGCAGCCGTCTGTGCGGTGGCAGCTGTGTGCGTTGCCGTCCGCTTGTTCTGCCCATTGCGCAGCTTTTCAATGTCCTGTGCGTTCCATCCCATAGTTTCACCTCGTCACTTTGTTCCGCGCCACTCATAGTCGATCTGGTTCATGATGCTCGAGATCAGGTCATTGCTCAGGCCGGTCTCGTTTGCCAGTTTGCTGGCGATCTGGCTCTGGCTGTACCCGCCGTTCGCCCACTGCCGCGCATGGTACATGCCCTGCTCATACGCCGTGCCGTTCGACCTGCCCGGGTTTCCTGTGCCGGAAAGCCGTGGGATACGTCCCGCGTCCGCCAGCGTCTCGGTATAGTAATCATAGCCCTGATCTGTCGGCTTCATCGTGTTGTACTTATTCAGCATCGTGTTCAGCTGTGGCTGTGTGTACGCTGCCGCTTTTCTCGTTCCGCTGCTTCTGCTGCTTCTGCTGCTTCCGCCGCTCTTCGAGCTGCCTCTCCCCGTGCCGGTGGTCCTGTACCGGTTCTGCAGCGCCAGCTGCCCGGCCAGATAGTTCAGATTGCTCTGATTCTGCCGGTTTGCAACAGTGCTGTAATAGTCGATACTGTCAGTGCCGAGCCCTGCCGCCGTCAGATAGTTCCTTGCCGCCGTGTCATAACCGCTGCCCGCCAGTCCTGCGGCAGTGGTCAGATAGGTCAGCTTGTCCTGATCTGCCTGCGAAAGCCCCTGCCAGCTGTCCAGCATCGTATCCGTCAGGCCGTATTTCGTCAGCACCTGTTTTGCCGCATCATCAAAGCCCTCCTGTTTGTATGCAGCTGCCTGCTGCAGCGCCGCCATCTGGTCGCTCAGCTCCGTGCGGCTCAGGTTGTCGCTGTACTGCCGCTCCGCAAAGGCGTTTTCCCAGTCCTGCTGCCGGTAGCCTTTATAAGCATCATAGCCCTGCATCACAGCGTTGCCCACCATCTGCACAGCGTTCCAAACGTTGCTCAGCAGGTCGTTCTTCTCCGTCCTCGCCTGCTCCGTGCGCCCGTACTGGTAGTTGCGCCAATCCTGTGCATTGGCCACACTGCCGTCGTATTCGCCCCGCTCCAGTTGATCCTGCCCCAGCAGGCTGTCCAGCTGGCTGCTCTGGCCTGCCAGCTCCTGCTGCCACTGGGTCAGCGCATCTGCTCTGGCCTTTGCAAGAGCGCCGGGCGCGCCGGCCTGTGCCCTGCTGGCCGCGCTCTGGTCTGCGGCGCTCTGCGCCCAGCTTGCGCCGTACCCGCCCGAAAGCTGGTTTGCCGTCTGCGCAGCGGCGTCCGCACCTGCGCCCGCATTGCCGAACAACCGGCTCAGCGCGCCCCGGTAATCGACGTTCGAGCCGTCAAAGCCCGTGCCCGCCGTGTTCTGCCGGTTCATGTTTTCCAGCGCGTTCTGGATGCTCTCGTCATACCGGTTCTCATAAGCGCCCGGCATGGCATTTTCTGCCTCCGTCTGCTTCTTCTGCTGTTCGTTCAGTCTCGAAAAAACTCCCATTGTCTTTCTCCTTCCTTTAAGAAAAGCCCGCCCTTCGGGAGAGCTTCGTTTTCGCGCTGCCGAAGGCAGACGGAAACGGTGAGAGGGTCATGCTTCTCTCTCAAAGCATCCGTCTTGCCCTGCTAAGCGTTACAGGAAAAACGGCAGGATCATCGCTGCAAAGCTCAAAACGCCGCCCAGAATGTCCAGGCCGTTCCGGGTGCTCTGCTGCTGTTCGCTGTAAGCGTTGTTATACTCGTTCTGCCGGTAGCTCAGCCCGTCCTGCCACTGGCTGTAGTCCTTCTGGTACTTCGTATAGTCGTTCTGTTCTGCACTCTGCAGCCCGCTCAGCTGTTCCTGCAGCCCGCTCTTTTTCGTGTTATACTCCGCCCGGTTCTGCGCCGTCAGTCCGTCCAGTACGCTGTTCAGATCGTCCATGGTCGCTGCATAGGCCTTCTGTCCCGCCTGCGTGCCGTAGCTTGAGCCGTAGCCGCCTGTCATGGCACTGGCATTGGCCTGTGCATTCTGGTTTGCCAGCTTCGCCTTCTGGGCGTACTGGCTCTTGTACTGCTGGTAAGCGGTATCCGCCGCCGGGTCATAGTCATACTCGCCCAGATCGTTCAGCTTGCTCATCACATCATTGATCTGTCCCTGATACTTGCTCTGGTAGTCCGCGGGTTTTGTCTGCTCGTAGCGTTCCAGCTCGCCCCGCGCGTCCGTCAGTCTGCTCATCTCGTTCCACCTCCCATGTTCTTCAAAAACTCCTCATTCATGTTCTCGCTGCCAAGATTCGTCAGTACATAGTCCAGCTGCTCCTGCAGCTGATACAGATAATTGTTCAGCGCCGCCGCATCCTCCTGCGGCATGTTTGCGCTGAACTTCGGCAGGCCGATGCCCGCCAGCCCCGCTAAACTCGCCATTTCTTCTCCTTCCTTTAAGAAAAGCTCACCCTTCGAGGAACGACTTCCCCCGGCCGGGGGAAGATGTCACGTCAGTGACAAAAAGGGGAGTCTCCGTTGCAGCGCCGCGTCAGCGGACTGCAACGGTGAGAGGGCCATGCCGCCGCCCTCGGGCATCCTCATTGCGCAGCGGAAGGAGTTTTATTTCCTCGGCACCGCGCCGTTCACCCTTGCCCCGGCTGCATCCGCCGCCGTAAAGGCCATGCTCCGCAGCGTCATCTGCCCGGTTCCTGAAAACTTCAGCCGCATCAGATCATGCCGCCGGGGCACAAAAGGCAGGTTCACCCGCTGGTGCTCCTGCGTCACAGCGCAGCTGCCCACCGTCTCCCATGCCCCGCCGTCGTAGCTCACCGCCACCGTCACCACCGTGTGCGCCAGCGCGTCCAGCCGCAGCGTCACCCGGCTGATGTACTTGTCGTCCGGCACGCTCATGCCGATGTCGCCCGTCACCGCTTCAAACCGCAGATTCGCTTCTTCTTCGCCTTCCGTTTCCCGGTCAGAGCCTGCCGCCCATAAGGCGCTGCCGTCCCACAGGTACAGCTGCTGCCCGGTGCTCACCATTTCGGTGCCCGCTGGGCTTTCCTCGTGCCACAGCCCCTTCTCTGTGTCGTACACCAGCAGCCGCCCGCTGCCGTCTCCGTCCGCTCTCCGGTGCAGGTAAAGGTAGTACCGTGCATCCAGCTGCCCGCCCATCGCCCAGTCCGCCGCCGTCAGCTTTCCGGTGTCCAGTGCGCCGCTCACCTTTGCAGGCAGGCTGCCGCTCCACGCCATCACTCCGTCCGGTGAAAGATAATACAGTGTCTCCGCGATCACGCACAGGCTGCCCGCCGCCTTCGCCGCCACGCCCCGGCACCGCACACTGCTCATCTGGTAGTCGCTGGGTTTCGAGCCGTACAGCTTGTGGATGCAGTTCTCTTTGAAAAACAGGATGTAACTCAGGCAGCTTGCCGCGCCGGTAAATGCCCCGTCGCTGCCCACACTCACCGCATAGCTGTCCGAAGCAATGCCCCGGTAGCTGTACCAGTTGGTGGGGTCGCCCAGGGCGCAGGCATAGATGCTGTTTTCCTTCCGGCTGCATCCCCACACCCGGTTGCCCTGCTCGGTCACAAAGTCAAGGTCGGGCACCCGGCGCTCTGCCTTCACCGGTGCATCCGCTGCTTCGTTCTCGGTCACCTTCCCGTCCAGACTCTGCCACGCAGTGCCACTGCGCAGCACTGTCCAGCTGCCGTAATACCGGTCAGACTTCTTCGGCAGCGCCAGCGCCGTGATAATGTCGTCCCCGTCCAGCGTGCTGATGCTGATCTCGCCGTTCAGTCCCTTTGCCAGCGCATCGCATACGCGCTGCGGCACGCCGCTCAGGGTCACCGTGTCGTTTTCCTTCATGGCAGCACCCAGCCCCGGGCAGTGGATGCGCAGCGATTGCAGCATGATCTCCTGCCACTTTTTGTTTTTGGTGCTGTACTTCAGCAGCACGCTGTCCATGCCGTAGGGTGTCTCCGGGTCGCCTTTCAGGAACAGCTGCCCGTCCTCCGGCGCTTCCGGTTCGGCCTCTCCCACGCTGCCCGGGGTGTAGGTCTTGCCCTCCGTATCGCAGGGGGTCACCGTCATTCCCGCTTCCCCGATCTCCCACACCGCGCCCAGCTCGCTCAGCTCTCCCGTCTCGGTGTCAAAGGCTTTCTTGTCCGGCCAGATCAGCACCTTCGTGCCCATGCCGGTCAGGGCTTTGCGGTCATTGGTCAGGGCATGTTCCAGCACCACCGCCCCTTCCCGGGTCTCGCTATCATCCGGGGTGTATTCCAGCGTCGTGCCCCGGCACACCAGCAGACCGTTCAGGTGGTACATACCGTTCACGTCCTTCACTTCCCGGGTCTTTCTGCGCGGTGCACGGGTCTGGAGCGCCGGGTATCCCCGGCTCGAAAAATTCAGTGCCCGGCTTTCTTCCGCTTCGCTGCACCCATAGGTCTCGTTGATTCCGCCGAATGCCCGCAGCATCTGCCTGCCGTTTTGCAAAATGTTCAGATTTCTTGCATCCACCTCAGTACCTCCACTGTGCACCGCCCGCCGGGGGATACCTCCGGCGCATCCATGCGGCAAACTCCTGCACGTAGTCGCTGTACAGCTGCATCTCGTTGGCCGCTCTTGCTACCTCACCCAGTGCCAGATCCACCTGTGCACACAGCCAGTGCACATACAGCGGGCTGAATTCCTCCGGTGCCAGCAGCTCTGCCTCGTACCCCAGCCCGTTGTTCCACCGGATGTCCGCCCCCACGGCATCAAAGTCGGCTGTGGCGCTTCGTTTTACCACGCTGCCCCGCAGCCGGCTGTCGCACTGCCGCAGCCAGTTCTGCTTCATAGTGTCCGAAAATTCGTTATTCGGCCGCATCTCGTCAGCCTGTTCAATCGCACTGCCTGCTGTCATTTCATCATCTCCTTAACAAAAGCACCCGGCACAGCCATGTGCCGCTGTACCGGGTGCTTTTTTCATTTAAGAAAGGCTCCCTCCCTGAGGGAGCTGTCTCGCCGCGCCGCCGTCAGGCAGACGGCGAGACGGAAGGCGTTACACCCTCTGCACCGGCTGCGCCGCCGCTGCCTCCGCTGCCGTGATCTTCTCCATGGCGGCGTTCTCCATCTCCTCGCTGTGCTGCAGCACCTCGGCTACAGCCTTCGGCACCTCCACGGGTACGCCGCGCTGCACAAGGTAGGTTTCGCCGTTCACGCCCACGAACACCGGCTCGCTGTAGCGGTGGCTGTCCTTGAACAGCCGGATCACCACGGTGTCCTGTTCCTCTGTGCCTTCCTCCGGCGCTGCTGCGGTCTTTGCTTCTTCGGTCTGTGCTGCCTGTGCAGCTTCCTGCTTCTTTACTGCCATCTCTGATCTCCTTTCTCAGTTCGCCAGTGCCTTCTCGCTGTAGCGTGCCGAGCAGCTCTCAATGCGTACCATGTACTGGTCGTTCAGGCGCTCAGCGGTCTTGGTGGCCTTCCAGCCCACAGAGGCGCGCTGGTTCAGCGGGTCGTCGCCGTAGCCCAGCTGCTTCACGATGTGCTGCATGCCGCCGCCCTCCAGCTCGGTGGTCGCGTAGGCGTGGGCACCCAGCACCAGCGTGCTGAACACCGCCAGACCCGTGGGGCAGCCGGTGCCCTTCCAGATCTTCGCCTCGCTGGAAACCACAAAGCGCACGTTGTTGATCTTGCCGATCTCGCCGTTGAAGATTTCCTCCGGCGCGGCGTACTGGTGAGCGTCGATCCACGCCGGGTCGCGGCGGATGTCGTAGCTGGTGTAGGGGTGCACAATGGCCACATAGCTGTCGCCGATGGGGTCAGCGTTCTGCGCCTGCAGCAGCGCCACCGCCTGATTGATCACGTCCACGGTCAGCTGTGCGGTCTTGTCCAGCGTCGCACGGCTTGTCACAGCAGTCTCCGCACCGTCTGCCACCTTCGGGGCATAGATCACGTTGGTGCCGCTGTTCAGGATATCGCGCACAATGGTGTCCATGGTGCGGCCGCCCTGGCTTGCCAGCAGGTTCGTGGCCTGCACCACATTGTTGTCGATGGCGGTCAGATCCAGCATGTCGGTCAGGGCTACCCAGCCGCCGTACTGGTGCACATCGGCGGTCACGGTGGTCACGGTCAGGGTCTGGCCTGCCGGGGTCACGCCTTCGGTCAGAGGCTCGGTGGCCTTTGGCAGCGCCGTGTACCGGCGGAACTCAATGGTCTTGCCGTTGTTCGCCGGGATGGGGTACGAGTCGCCGAACTGGTCATGCACCAGTGCAGGCTCTGCCAGATCCAGCAGGGTCTGCTCGTAGTAGGTCTTCATCTCGGCGGTCATGCCGCTGGCCGCAGTGGTGTTCTGCAGCTGTGCGCTTGCATCTGCAAACATCTGCAGATCCAGCTTTTTCTTGCTCATTTGTTTGTCCTCCTTCAAGAAAGTGTTTTTTATCTCTCACACGCTCTGTGCGGGAAATCTTCTCATCTTCTCCTCTGCCTGCCCGCGCCGCGTAAAAGGCTCCCTCAGTGAGGGAGCTGTCGGCGCAGCCGACAGAAGGAGTTTCACAGCACGATTCTCTCCCCGTGCCGCGCTCTTTTCGCCAGCTCCAGCCGCTGCGCCTTGGTCATGTGGGCAACGTCCACCTTCGTCTCCGCTGCGCCGCCGGGGTGGGTGCCGTTTTCAGCCGGTCTCTGGCCGCGCTGCCGGATACGTGCTTCCACGCCCTGCTCCACCTGCTTTGCGGTCAGCGCCGTCTGGTTTTCCATCAGCTGGTCAAAGTAGGCTGCGCGGTATGCCGCTTCCAGCCCCACGCCCCGCAGGATCATGTCCTTCACCGCCGGGTTGTTCATCACCTCATCCAGCTCAAAGGTCGGGTATTTCTGCTGCAGCTTCTGCGCTTCCGCCTCCCACTGGGCGCGCACCGCAGCGGCGCGCTGCTGGTGCTCTGCCGCCTGCCGCAGCTGTTCGGCGCGCTGTTTCTCGGCTGCCGCACGCTGCAGCTCGCCTTCCATCCTGTCCATTTCCCGGGCAGTTTTCACGCTGACGCCTTTTTCCTGCGCCAGTGTCTCGTAGTATTCATCGTTCTTCACTCTGCCGTTCTTCACCGCTTCGGTCAGTGCTGCAAGACTGTCCGGGCTGGCAGTGTCCACACCGTAGGCTTCGCCCAGCGCATCCATCAGCGCCTTCACCTGCGGAGAGTTCTGGATGCTCTGCACCGTCGCCTGCGACGCCCGTTGCAAAGCCTCCTCAAACTCGGCTGCATATTCGCCCTGCATCAGCTTGCCAAACGCCCGGCGCTTTTCCGCCGCCGTCAGCTCTTTCTTTTCCTCGCTCTGGTTCTGCTTTTCCCCTTCGCTCTGTCTTTCGTCTGTGCTTCCTTGATTCCTGGCTTCCTCTTCGGGGGAGTTCCGCGACGCGTCGCCGTCGGCGGACGGAAGCGGTGAGAAGGTTTCTTCACCGGGTTTCGGGCTTTGCGGGTTCGCCTTCGTCGTGCTGCCCGGTCTGCTGCGCCTTGCCATGCGCTCCTGTGCCGGTCGCAGTGCCGGTGCCTGTACTGCCGGGGCTGCTTCGCCCTCTGCACCGCCCTCGCCACCAGAAGCAGCACCATCAGCAAACAGCTGCAGATCCACGTTGTCCGTGTCATTTGCGTGCAGGTTCACGAACCGCACGTTCTCCGGGTACTGCTTCGCCAGCAGCATCAGCCCGTCCGTCACCAGCTCAAACTTTGCCATGTTGTCGAAGCTCTGTTCCGCCTGTACGGTCAGGGTGTTGCAGTCGTCCTGGCTCCGGGTCACGGTACCGCCGTCCACGCTGTATGCCAGCGTCTGCATCAGGGCAGATACCGCCGCGCATACAATGTCACTGCCTTTTTCGGCATATCCTGCGTGCCCCGATGCCTGCAGGATCATGTTCTTCTCTTTCTCGTCATAAATAATTGTGATCATCTTTGTTTTCCCTTCCTTGATTTCTGGCTCCCCCTTTGGGGGAGCTATCGAACCGCACCGCCGTCAGGCGGACGGTGAGATCGAGAGGGTTTGCCGCTGCCCTCGCGCGCCCTCATTCCTTGTTCGGGTTGTTCACATCCATTGCGCGCTTCGCCGCCTGCGTCGCCATGCTGTTGCTGCCGCTCTGGCCTACCACGCCACCCAGACCGTTCAGGGTGCTCTTCACGTTGTCAGCGGATCCGCCCGCTGCCTGTCCTCCGGCCGCTGCCTGTGCTGCTGCGCCCGCTGCTGCGGATACGTTGGTGCCGTTCTGCTGGTCGATGATGGCCGCCATTTTCTGCATCTGCTGCGCCATCTGCTGCAGCTGCTGGTACAGCGTGCCGTTCTGGCTCACCCGCTGGCGCACCTTCTCGATGCCCTCAAAGTCCATCATGTCCAGCACCGCCAGCGCCGCGTCCGCGTTGGCCGGGTTGAACAGCCCCATCTGGTAGCACTCTTTTGCCGTCTCGTTCTGGGAAAGGCGGCTGAAGGTGCTCTTCTTTGCCGCTGTCACCGTGATGTCAAACACCGGCTCCCGGTCGCCCAGCTGTACGCCGCCCACCATGCCGCCGGGCTTGGGCTGCAGCTGCGCATTGCTGAAGGGTACATACTCCGTACCCCCGCCTTCTCCTGTGATGCGGTAGATCCGCTCTTCGTCGTAAAACTGCCGCATCAGCTCAATGACAAGATAGCACTCTTTTGTAAACGCACGGTACGCGCTCTTCAGCATGTCGCGGGAGAGCTTCGACCCCGCTTCCTGCAACGCCGCAATGGCGCTGGCCGCTGTCAGGCCGCTGGTGGTTCCGCCCTGACTCACGTCCCGGTTGCCGCTGATCTCCTTCAGCTCACTCACCCGGTCGTCCCGGTAGGTGATCAGGTTGCCCGCCAGCCCCGCCACCTGCAAAGGCCGGAAGCTGTCGTCGTTCAGCCTCCCCGCCACATGCACGATGTCCTTTGAAAAATCCGCCAGTTCCTCTTCGTTCACGCCCGCCGTGTCACTCAGCACATACCGCGCCTTCGCGGCCAGCTTTACGTTTTCGTCCATGGCGTGGTTCATCTCGTCAATGGCGGTCTGGGTGTCCTTCATCACGTCGATGTACCCGAAGCCCGCCGGGCTGTCCTCTTCCCGGAACAGCGGGTCGAACACAAGGGGGTACTGTCCGTGGTCGTAGAGTCCCCGGTCGGCAAGGCTCGGGTCGTTTTCACTGGCGTACAGCACCACACCGTTGCAGTATTTGCAGTAGTGCAGCACAGTCCGCCCGCCGGGCAGCGCCTTTTTGTAGTACCAGTCCACCACCACGCTCTTGTCCGAGGTGTCGATGCTGTCGTCGTGGATGTACTTCGCCGTGTCCAGGCTGCTGCCTGTGTGTCCCGCTATCTGTGGGTAGATGCTTTCCAGCCGGTCGTTGTTCTCAAGGCTCAGGCTGAACAGGTTCGGCGAGTCCTGCACGTCCTCCACGCCCGGCTCCCAGTATAGCATCAGCAGGTTCATGCTTTTGATGCTGATGTCGCCGAGGCCTCCCCGCAGCGCCGGATCCCAGAACACGCCCTTCACGCCGGTTCCGGTCTTGAGCTTGCGCCACCATGTGTCGCTGTATACCGTCTCGTAATCGCACTGCTCCAGCACTGTGGGCAGGATCTTTGAGAGCGCCCGTGCGGTCTCTTCGTCGTCCTGTGCCCGCGGCAGCACGTTGGGCTCCGGGTAGTTGTCCATGGCATCCGCGTGCTTGTTGGCAATGCTGTTGAACAGCCATCCGCTGGAAGGCTTGGGCTTGCCCTGCATCATCTTGTTTTCGTAGTTCTTCCAGTGCCCCATCCGGAACCACAGCTCGTTATCCACGATCCGTTTGTCAAGCTGCGCTTTGCCGGCCTTGTACTTGTGCAAAATGTCGTTTGCTTTCCGTACTTCCTCTTCCCCGATCACCTGCGCCATCGGCAGGCCGGTCTCCGCGCCGTCCTCCAAGGCTCCCTCTATGAGGGAGCTTCCGCCCGCAGGCGGCTGAAGGAGTTCGTTTTCTTTTGCCTGCTGTGCTATCCTCTGCAAAAGCTCTTCACCGTCCATTCCACCGCTCCTTTCCTGTCATTTCCTCTGAAAAAACTCGCCCTTCGGGAGAGCTCCGTTGCGGCTCCGCGCCAGCAGACTGCAACGGTGAGAGGGTCAGATTCTCATCACCCTCGTCCGGCTCTTTCTCTTGTCCAGATCCAGCGGGTCGTCCTTCATCGGCTCTTCCCGGTGTGCCTGCCTCGGGCTGATGGGGTTTGCCATCAGCACATACCGGCACTCGTCGTAAATGTGATCCTCCTGCGTGGTGTCAATATCCTCCACGTTGCTCTCGTCATACACAAGATTCGGGATGGTGCGGATGAAATGGCGGCAGGTGTCAAACACCTGAAACATCGGCCGCCCCTCGCCGTCAAAGGCCAGCCGGTAGTGGAACTGCATCTTGCCCGCCAGCCGCGTGTGGTCGCCCGGCGTCCAGAAAATGTAATTCGGGTGCTTTTCCTGCATCTGCGCGATGCTCTCGCCCTGGCTTTCGTTGAAGATGGCCGGGTCTGCCACGCCTGTGATCTGCCGTCCCCGCAGCATCGGGTCGTTCTGTTCCGCCTCCCGGATGCGCCGTGCCTGCTCTACCGGGTCGATCTTCAAGCCCTCGTTGGGCGTGCCCGTGCAGCCGTACAGCTCCTTGATGCGGTAGATGCGTCCCTCCTCGTCCGCTGCATACCACCCCACCGAAAACGGCTTCGCATAGCCGAAGTCGTACCCTCTCCAGATCCGCCAGTGCGCCGGGATGCGGAAGGGCTTGATCACATGCGTCCACCGATGATCCTCGTAGTGGCTCGGATCGTTGCGCCACTCGGTAAACACCTGCCCCGAAAAGCTGTCCCAGCTGCCGTACAGCAGCGCCTGCTTTTCGGCTTCCGGCAGGCTTGCCAGATTGCCCAGATACCCCGGGTCGTTTTCCAGCAGCGCCGGGTTGTCGAACACCGTAGACGGGATAAAGATCCTCGTTCTCCGCATCTTCTCCACGCTGCCGTCCGGCTTTTTCACATCCACCAGCTGCACCATCCGGGTGCCGGGCGGGGCAGGGGTAATGAACCGTGCCTTCACCCAGCCGTGCCCGATGCCGCCGGGGTTTGCCGTCGCCCGCATGTACACCTGCGTGCCTGCGCCGCTGGGTCGGTTGCGACTCATCAGGTAGCTGTATTCGTCCCACGTAAAGTGGGTCAGCTCGTCCACCCCGATAAAATCGAACTGCTTGCCCTGATAGTTGTATTTATCCTGCGTGCGGAACATTGACCCGAAATAGATCTTTGCCCCGCTGGGGAACGTCCAGCAGTGGGCGCTGCCGTTGTACTTTGCCGCCGGGAATACCGGCTTGTAGTACCGCATGGTCTTGTCGATCAGCTCCGAAAGCTGCGGGTAGGTCTTTCGCACGATCAGCCCGCGGTAGTTCGGCCTGTCCACCTGCCGCAGCGCTTCGATCACCAGTGCATCGCTCTTGCCGCCGCCTGCCGCCCCGCCGTACAGCGCTTCGTCCTCGCTGCGGCGCATAAACGCTGCCTGCCGCGGCTGCGGCCGCCAGAGGATCGTTCTTCCCTCATACGCTGCTGCCATCCAGCACCACCTCACTGCCCGTTTCTTCTGCCCTCGCTTCCATCAGCACCGCCGGGGTGCTCTGGCCGCTGTCGGCCTGCTCCTTCGGTGCCAGCGCTGCCGCGTTCGCCGCTGCCGTCAAAAGCACCGCTGCCACGTTGGCCGCGTCCCTGTCGCTCATGGCCTTCTCTTCGTACCGCTGCAGCTGCTTCTCCAGCTCGCTGCGCTCTTCGTCCGAAAGCTGCCGGTCGTATGTCCCGGGCGCCGAGCGTACCACAAGCCCGGTCTCCGCCGCATCCTGCAGGTTTTCTTCCTCGCTCTTCAGCAGCTCGCCGATCTCGTACTTCCGCGCCCTGGCGTCCTCGTCCAGCCGCTTCTCCAGCTTTGCCCGGATCTCTGCCGCCCGCTGGTTTTCTGCTACCCGCCGCTGCAAATAGCCCACCTGTGCCTTTGCGCCCAGCGCCGCTCTGGCCGCGATCTCCCGCGCCGCTTCCGCCCGCGCTGCTGCAAAAACGCCGTCCGGCTTTTTGGCTTCTTCCGCCATCCAGCTGCGGATGGTGCTCTCCGGCACGCCGTATTTCCGCGCCACCTCACAGATGGAGTTGGAGCCGATCATGGCCATCACCACTTCGGCACGCACCGCCGCCGGGTATTTTCTGCCCCTGCCCTGTTTCCCGGGCACTGTGTTTTTGCAGTATCTGCGCGCCATTTCCGCTCCTCCTTTCGTGGTTCTGATGCTATTTTACAGCCCGTTTGAGTCCAAAAAAACTGCGTACTTTTTCAGCTATTCAAAGTGCCCAGCCATTTCTTCCGCGCAGTTCACATCGGATGCTGAAAGGCTTCCCCTATGCCAAAGCCTTCCTCCCAGAGGGAGGTGGCATTGCGCCAGCAATGACGGAAGGAGTTCGTCTCTCAGATCAGCCCCGCCCGCGCCGCATACATCCCCACCGTGCTCAGCACTTCCAGCTCCTTGCGGTAGTAGGTCGTCCGCCCGATGTAAAGCTGCCCCACCGTCTCCCACTCGCTCAGCCCGTCAATGTACCGCAGCTGCAACAGCTTTGCGCAGTCCGGATCTGCTTTCTCGTAGTAGTCCATCGCCCGCCGGATCACCGTGCCCCACGCCCGCACCCACTCTGCCGCCGTGTTCTTTTCCTCTGCCCGCTCCATGCCGTACCGCCGCAGCGCCTTGCGCACGTCCTTTTTCTGCTGCTTCGTCACCCGCTCGCCGCCTTCCACACGCACCCGCCGCAAATTCCGGCCGAGTTTTTTCGTTTTTATCGCGCTCGCGTAGAAATACGCGCAAAAATTTTATTTTATCTGTCATGTGCGAACTTTCGCACTCCCCCGCCTGCGCAGGATCAGATACGCCTGCGCTTCGGTGGCCTCCCATCCGTCTGGCCGCGGCCTGTCCGCTTCGTACAGCTGTCCGGGGTCATAGATCATCACCTGTACCACCTCAAAACCCGGATAGTGCTGCTCCCACCAGTAGGCATTCTCTGCGCATTCGGTGCAGCCCTTGCGCAGCTGGCGGCGGCTCCACTTCGTGTCGCTGGGTGCCAGTTCTTCCGGCTGGCTCAGATTGCGTGTTTCAATGCAGGCCCGCTCTTTGTGGCCGTATATGTAGCCTATGGTCCCGTTCTTGCCCTGCCCGTCCACGCCCAGCAGCTTCTTCATGTCCATGCGGTCGGCGTTCATGGTGCCCAAAGGCTCGTACTCGCCTGTTCCCGGCACGCGCCGCCGCCACAGATCTTCCAGCATTTCGCGCCATTCCCGCCGGTCGGCAGCTCCCATCCCCACACATTCGGCAAAGCCGTGCATCCCATTGCTCGTTCGTGCGCTGCAATCGCTCGAAACTGTACCGGATACATGGTTCGGATCTGTAGACGACCCTTCTTTGATCTCTGAAATGAAGAATGCTGCCCGCGCCCTTCCGGTCAAACTGCGGCTCAAGACTCTTCAGCTGTCAAGCCTCGATGTTCTGGCTCTGCAGCAGGCTTGCTGCTATCAGTGTTTAGAGTGCAAGCTTTCAAGGCAGGACTACAAACTGCTGGAAGACTATTCAAATCAGTTCGCAGCACTTCTGGCTTCTGGTAATCTTGGTATGTTACAGTAAATATCTTGCCTTGTGCGCCATTCATAAGCGCTGCTCTCTGTGCCCGCCTCAGGCGGGCTTTTTTCTTTGTTTTCGTCCACATTCTCTCTCCTTTCATCTCTCGATCCACAGGTCCAGCCCGGCCGCTGCCAGCAGCACACCGGCAAACACCATGGGCGGGTAGCTGATCCACCATCCCACATTGAACACCACCGATCCGATCAGTCCGATCAGCAGTGACCACTTCCGGCGGCTCATGCGCTCTTCTCCGGGGTTGCGGGGTGGTCAATTCCGAAAAGTTCATTCGGAGTAACTCCCAGTGCCTTACAAATCGGTACAACATCGTCTGATGTCAGCCGCTTCCTGCCACGTAGCAGTGCGTTAAACTTCTTCGGGTCATACCCTGCTGCCCTTGCCACCGCAGATTGTTTCAAACATTTTTCATCAATGATTTTGTAAATCATGTCCGTTGCACTCATTCCATACGCTCCTTTCGTGTACAAGTTTCTTGGGCATTTTTACAGTAGCACAAGTTTCTTGTTTCGTCAAGAGCTTTGTACAAATTTCTTGTACTTTTGTCTTGACTTTTCAAGACAGCACCTTTATACTGACCATAGAACGACAATTTTAGGGGGTGTTACAAGTGTCCTTCGCAACCCGTCTCAGACAGGCCCGTGAGCAGTCCGGTCTTACACAGCAGGACCTAGCAGAAAAGCTTGGCGTTACAAAAAGCGCTATAGGAAACTATGAAAACGGTGTCAGCAGTCCAAAATGGGACGTTCTTCTAAAAATTTTTGACATTCTTCAGGTAGAGCCAAATTTCTTGTACCAGGACAGCTTTTCGTTAGACGTTTCCGAATCCCGTTCTCTTACCCCCCAGCAGTCCGCGCTGCTGTCGTCCTTCGATCAGCTCAATGAGGAGAAGAAAGATCTGTTCTTTGAGGAATATCCGGATCGCGAGGATGAGTACGATGGTGATGACCATGCGATGTACGACCGGTATGCCGGATTCAAGATGGATGTGAATCTGAACAAGATTGCTTCCCATCGACTTGAGATG